TTAACAATTAGGCAGACCAAACGACATGCATTCGTCGTATAGCTCTTCATTACTTATGCTTGCCTTATAGTTTTCAATCACATTGCTAACTTCTTTATGACTCATTGCTTTAACTTGTTCGTCTGTATATTTTTCGCAGTCTTCTAATTCCAATTGCTCCTGTAATGACATTACGTAATCAACTTGTTTTTGCGTTGCCATCGTTACCCCTCCCACAAATCAAATACTCTATCGACATAAAACTTCGCTTTTGCTAAATCCTCATGACCATTCTTTAACGGTGCTCTAGACAAGTATTTGATTGCATTACCTATTGCGAATGCTAATTGTGGTGGGTACTGCGCCGTAACTTGTTCAATAAAATCTATAATTTCAATGTTGCCGTATGTGTAATGCGCCGGTTGCTTAACATTGTCTTGCGTTTTGTTCATATCTACTTTTCTGTTACTGATTATGCTCATTATGCTTCACTCCATTTCTTGAACATTTGGTTATAAGTGACATCGAACCAGTACGGATCACGTGAATGTTTTTGTGGTACATCAAATAAATGTGGCTTCTTTCTTCTTAGCTCAGCTTCTTTACGTCGTTGCCTAGCCATTTCACGCTCTCGCTCCAAAGCTTTTGTTATTTGTATTTCTCTATAGTCGTTTAGCTTCATGCCGAAAGGTGCATCAATTGCTTCCGACATCTCCCAACCCTTCGCAACTCTGTTTCTAACTATTTCGGGCGTGAGTCCTTTCTTTTTCATCTGCTCATTTTCATATTCAGTGTATTTAGAAGGGGGTTTTTCTTGTGGTGGCGCAATAAGCGCATCGCCCGTTAGCCCTTTTGCTATCCTGTAATTAATTAGTCCTTTGCTTAGGTTGTACTTTTTAACTATTTCGCTAACAGTCATCATTTTGCCGTCAACCTTTACTTTCTTAGGCTTTACTACATTTTGTATTAAATCTTTCCCCCTCGCCCCTCTGTCGTACCTAGTAATCAATGTCGATACTTTGATGTCGTATTTATCCGATACATCAATAAGCGTCATCAATTTACCGTCTATTCTCACTTTCGTTTTTATGCCCGCCATTTATTCCACCTCTACATTTACATTTCTAATTTTTAAATTGTCATACTCTAGTATTTCGCCAGGATTGTTATATAAGTAATCTGCCAGCGATTCTTTTTCTTTATCCACATCATCAAAATACTGATATTCAACTTCTGTAGGTATCCTTATATCAATCGTTGCGTTTATATATGCTTGTTGTTGCATTAAATCACTTCATTTCTCTTTTTCTTTTACGTCTGACTTTCACTAAGTCTTCATATGCTATCCATTCTTGACCTGTGTATTTAGGCGCTTTACATATCCACGTTAAATTCACATCTCTATACTGATATCTGAATATCTTCGCTTTGATGTTGGCAACTTCAGTCGCCTTACCTTTAACGTCTACAACTTCAACCAGTTTGCCATCCTTCCACAAAGAGAAATCAGCTATATACGTAATCGGTCTTTGTTTCCCAAATTTAGGTTGTAGTTCGAATTTCGGTTGTATTTCTATATGGTCATAGTTAGTACCATTCATATTACTTTCTAAATATTGGTAATATTCACACTCTACTTTGCTATCAAATACAATTCCTTTGTACTCAACTTTCTTAGCATTGTATTTACTCATTGTGCCACCTCTAAATATCAAATATCGTTGCTTGTAAACCTAGCTCTTGCTCATATAGAAGTCCGTGAGCGCCTTTAAATCGTTTTAGGTCACTATCAGTCATGATTTTCTTTTCGTCGCTGAAATGGGCTCCTGTGAGCGAATAAACTTCATTCTCATTCTCTTTATACTTGATGACCTTAATATCTTCTGTGCCATCTTCTCGGTATAAGTAATATTTTTCTTTCGGCATTTTTAACACTCCTTAATATTCGACGATAGCGGGGCGTGTATGACGTTCTGCAAGTTTTTGGATAAATAGGTCATATAACTTATTTTCATCGCCCTGTGCCTCGTCTATGAGTTTCTGAGCGTACATATCTGAACACTCAAGTTTAGTTTTTAAAAATTCTTTGGTTACCATGCATCTCGCTCCCTGAAATCGTCTCCGATTACTCTTACTTTTCTCGCATTGTGTTTCATTCTTGAATTGATACGTTGCCAGTTCATATTTTGATTTAGTTCTTTATCACTAAAGTTAGTTGTAAAGATGTTGTTTTTACCTACTCTGTTATCAACAATGCTGAAAAGTTTATTTAAAGTGTGCTCTGTGTTTTCTACACCCATATCATCTAGTACAAGTAAATCGATATCACTTAGCAATCTGACTAGCTCGTCTGTAGTCTCTACTGCATTTTTGTTGTATGTCGCTTTGATACGATCCATCAACATTGGTATGTGCATAAAAGCAACTGTATGCCCTTTAGATTTGACTGCTTTTGCGATAGCGTATGCTAGGTGGCTTTTACCAGTTCCATATGAACCTTGCAATATTAATGATTTTGGTTCTTTTGTAGAGAAACCCTGTACATACTCTATTGCTGTTTGTTTAGCTTTTACTTGTTTTTCATTTTGTGGCTTATAGTTGTTAACCGTTGCATCTCTTAATGACGGATTAACATTTGATTGATTGAATATGTTGTTTATCTTCCGTTGCTTGTTTCGCTTATATTCCTCATAAATTTCACACTTGCAACCATCTTTATACTCGTAACCATTCGGGTGTTTTTTAGTAGGAGCGAACTTATATAAGTCGTATTCACTGCCACACCTCTTACATTTCAATCCCTTTTCGACATGAGTAGGTTGATATTTTTTCAAGCTTTCGTTTATCTTTTCGCTGAATAGTGGTTTCATAATGTCCCCCTAATCCCAATAACTTTCGTCGTACTTCATACGTTCCAATTGATCTATGCCAGTTTCTTTAATCTCTTCGCTATAATCATTCATATAGCTTTCGTTAGTTAAAAACGTTTTAGGGTACTTTTGATATTGTTTGTCTGTAATAGTTTTTAAATATTCTCGAGTACCTTGCATGATTTGCTCAAAAGAATGTTTCTTTAAGCATGATTTGAATTTAGTAAAAGACATCTTCTTATCTTTCTTCTTGTCGTAAAGTTTCCACCATTCCTCAAATTGCTCATGCGTAACGTCAGTTGCGCTATTATTTGAACTTAAGTTCTTATCTATATCTTTTTCTTTATCTCTTTCTAATTCTTTATCTAATTCTTTATCTTCTTCTGTTGCGTGACTGTCACGTGACGTCACGTGACCATTTAGCAATTTTCTGTTGTTTTCTCGTTGCTTTTGTTTCCTCAACCTGTTCTGAGCCCTGATTTTCTCGAGTCCTTCAATGTTTTGGTGTTTTTCCCAGTTTGTCACTTTTATGACACCATTAACTTTTTCAATCATGCCCAACGTCTCAAAAGTTTGTATTGCTAACCTTATTGAGTTAATAGGTCGGCTAAACTCATTTGCTAACATTTCTTCGTTATACGGCAAGTTTTCAGATAACATAATGTAACCTTGTTCGTTGTACTTTCCTGATAAAGTTAGCAACTTAACCCAAATGGTTATGATCGTATCTCTTTCGGGTAAAGCTTCGATATATTTGATTTTGCTGTCATCAAACATGCCAACTTTAAGTTTTATCCACGATACTTCTCCCATTGTCTTCTCCTTTCAGCGCTTTTATTTTGTCCGGTACTTCCCAGTTAGATATGAATTCTTTAAGTTCATCTGTCATAGGTACGTCGTTAAGGATCGCGTCAGATCCATGCAGGTATGACGAACATTTGTTGTAAACTAATCTCGCTTTGTTTAAATCGTCATATCCGCCTAACGCTATATAGTTGCCAGAATAAAATATTTTTGAATAATATCTATGTTTTATTTTGTTTATTCCTCTTAAATTGTTTTTATCAGTTCCCCTCTTCAATTGCTTTATGTTTGTTTTATAGTTTCTTTTTTTCAGCCTATTATCTTCTCCAATTATATTAAGGTAACCAACACCACCCCAATATTCATTAACTGCATTGTTGTAAGCTTTTGCTGCTTCATCTTCATTTACAAAGTGACCTAAGTTTTTGGTTTTTTTATCAACAGCTATACATGCATACCAATTATTATTTTTTTTATCCCATGAAACGCCTTTATATTTAGATGAATTGTTACACTTCGCTTTGCTCCATCTTGTTTTATTACCTTCAGTTGTTAGATTTTTTCTTGTGAAATCATTGTTTTTTATTTTTTGGAAACTTTTTTTTAGAATAAAATCAGGTAAATGCTTTTTATCACTATTCACAATCATTCTGTAATTATCTTTAAAAGCTTTATGCCAAGTATGCTGATTAACTCTCTCGTAATCTTCATCATCAACTAAAATTTCTTCTCCATCTTGTAAAAATATCGATTTAACCATTATTCTCCTCCTTTCAACATTTTATTGAGCCTCTCATCAACTTTTATCCACGAGTCATGCAAGTGATATTTATCATCAAACGACTTAACACCAATTGCATGTTGCTCGTTGTGATGTTCGCGACATAACGCTAATACATGTTTGTCGTAGTGATTCATCTTGTTTCTGTTCATGCCTCTACCTACTGCTTCGTAATGTGCTAAGTCAGCGTGAGGCTTTCCGCATATTACACAGTTGCGGTTAACGGTTGACCAGTATAAGAATGATTTATCTTGTTTCAGTAGATTACTCGTTTTGTAGCTAAGTGGTATGTCATTGTAGAACGTCCAGTCAAGCGTTGCTTCAATGATTTGACTTGCTTGTGTTCTCGTACAATTACTTAGTGAAATACGTTCATCATAGCCGTAGTAAGTCCTTACATACTCGATGAACATATGTCGCATATAGTCCATTGGTTGACCTGTATATTCTTCTATGTCTTTGACAAGCGCGAATATTTTTCGTCGTTGCTTGCCGGTAATTTGAAACGGATCTATAACGTTTACATCTACTTCTACATCAAACCCGTTATCAAGTAGTAATGTTTCTTTATTGCCTAATTCGACACCCGAGATGACAACTGTTGTTGTGCCGTCGTCTTGAGTGATATAACTAGTAATTTTTGGCATTTAATCATTCCAATCAGAACGGTAAGTCAGAAAAGTCTTCTTCGGTATTGTCGAACGGATTATTACCAGTTTGAGTTTGTCCGTTGTGTTGTTGGTTATTCTGTTTGTTGTTATTCTTCGGTTCTAAGAATTGAACGCTGTCCGCTACTACTTCTGTCACAAATACACGTCGCCCTTCTTTGTTATCGTAACTGCGTGTTTGTAATCGCCCGTCTACACCTGCCAGTGATCCTTTAGAAAGGTAGTTTTTAACGTTTTCAGCTTGTTTTTTGAATACTACTACGTTTATAAAGTCTGCTTCACGCTCGCCTTGAGCATTTGTAAATGTTCTGTTTACTGCTAATGTGAATGTCCCTACATTTACGCCATTTGGCGTTGTTCTATATTCTGGATCTTTTGTTAAGCGTCCTACTAATACTGTTCTGTTTAACATTATTGTTTTCCTCCAGTAATTGTTTTTGTGTTGTTTCGTATTTTTTGAATAGCTTCTGCTGCTTGTTTTTCTGTTAATTTATAGTTATTTATGTCGAATTTTTGTTCTACTATATTTTGTGGCGCTTCTTTATCCGTGCCCTTTATCAAGTTAGTGAAATCTATAACCTCTTTCCTTAAAATCCCTATGGTTTCGCTACTAGCCCATTGTGTTCTAGTTTGCTCTTTTGGATTATTATTTTTTCCACTTGCTTCATTTCCGTCATCATCTTGGTCGCTAGTAATACCGAAAATCGCGGATAATGAATAACGTTTAAGGTAGCTGATTAACGAGCCTGCGCCTTGTGGCGTATTCTTTTCTGCATTCATAAATACAGGATCGTACTCGATATATTCACCGCTTTCATGCATAAGCATTGTAGCGACTCCTACGCGTCCGTCTACATCGTTCAAAGCCCATTGGGTATAAGACAACCCAAGAGGCGTTGCTGCCTTGTCAATGGCTTCTACAACGTTCTCGAGTGGTACATATTTTGATTTGTAAAATGGATTATTTTTATCTTTAAGTGGCTGCTTTACTTCCTTGCGAAACGCAACCATAGCTTTATTTATTTCAACAACTGTTTCTGATTTGTTCATCACTTAATCACCAGGCTTTCTGTTACCTTTAATTCAGCACCCGGAATATCTTTCCCAGCTTTCAAATCATCGATTAGTTGCTTAGAATTAAGCTTTGGCGCTTGTGATAGCCAATAATCCTTTGGAATAAGTTTTTCATCGATAATATTTTTACTAGCCCCGTTTTTGCGCTTGTAAATATGATTAGTAGCTGTGCGGTAACTATCTACTTCCTGTGTTTCTAACATCTCTTTTAAGTAATCTCTTAAACGATCAGTTAAATTTTGTTTTTGTTTTTTTAAATTTTGAAGTCTCTTAATTTCTTTATCTATGACATCTATGTCACCTAAAGTTTCACGTCTCCAATTGACAATGTTGTCTACTTTGACGTTCATTTCTGCTTTGATAGAATCTAATGTATCTTTTAGTAATGTTGGATCTAATTCATCTTGATTAGACATCTCTTTAAATGCTTCTGATAGCTCATATAGATTAGCCATTAGTTAATCCCCCTCTACCATTTCATGACTAAGTTAATTAGTCTGTCCTGTTCATCTGTGTTCTCTTCAATCCATTCATCTATTGCTTGGTTGAATAAGTCTGATGCCATATCTAAGTCATTCTCATCTGCGACATAAGCATGTTTAATTGGTACGTTGTTCATATCTTTAATTTGTATTGATATGCCCATATGACCTTTTAAAATGAATAGCTTAAAATCGAATCCGTTAACATGAATATTTTTGCGTATGATTTCGCCTATTTCGTAATACATCTTGACTTCCTCCTTGTTTCGTTTTATATTGAACACGAATTAATTTTGTTAATCGTTTGTCACTGTTACTTGTTGGCGCAAGTAGCAGTTTTTTTATTCTTCATAAAAGTATTCCTTATAAAATATGAATGTCGCTATGCTTGCGAATCCCGCAATTGACCACGCTGTGGTGAAGTATAGAAACGGCATGAGTACAATCGCTAAGACTGTGAAGCACAATACTGCTAATAGGTAGCTTTTATAAGTTTTACTCATTTTCTTTTTTCAACTCCTCCATTATTCTCTCGTCTGATAAGTCGTGATAAGGGAATTTTTTCCTAGCTAATTGGACTGGTATTCTGCCTCGAATCGCAATGTAACCTTCGTCTTCAAGCTCTTTATTCAGTTCTCTTATTATTTGTCCTGCTTTGGATTTGGAAACAGATAAAATTACCGCAAGTTCTTTAGCTTGCAAACTATTTTTTATCATCTCTTTTCCTCCTTTAAAATAACTGTTGATTCTCTGGGTTATCTGCTTCGTAATTATCTGCAATAATACTTTTAGCGAAAAAGTCCAAACTGACCTTATATAGGTTGTTCATAGATTTCTTTACGTTAACCCCTTCCTCAAGTACATAAGGCACCCTAAAATCATTTATAAACAGTCCGTTTTCGTCTAAAGTAACGGTTGGTAATTCAGGTTTGTTCCGTCTATAAACTTCTCCTAGTGTAGGTTTTTGCTTTTCAGCTTGTTTAGTGAAGTCGGAAAATGCCTTAAGTAGTTTTATTCCTGAATCAGGATCACTGTGTCGCTCAATCGTTTCTGCTGTAGACTCTTTACTAAAATCATTCCGATTGATTACAGGCTTTCTCGTATTTCGTTCAATCTTCCAAACCTTCCACGTCACAACTGCCATTGTGGTGAGGAGGGTTGTTTTGTATAGTGCGTTCATTTGTAATTCCTCCTATTAAGTTGTTTGTTCAATTGTGTGTTATTCTTCTTCGTCTAAATCAAAGTGCTGTTCGATTTGGTCAATTGCCCACTCAATCATTGATTCAAGGTGTTTCTCTCTGTCGACTTCGTAAGTGTGCTCAATCTCGCCTGCATATGTCACAGTAAGAGTATCTTTGTATGTGTATGTTTGACTTTTGTTTTCTTTAACTGCATAAAGTGTTAATACTATATTGTTTAGCTTTTCTTTTTGTTCTGGTGTCATTTACGCTCCCCCTAAATTAGCTTCATAACCGAATTCAGTCATGATTTCATGTATTTTCAATCTGCCTTTTTGTGTCCATCTAGTTTGTAAAACTGTGTCTTCTCTGCCATCAGAACGCACAATTGTTATAGTGTCTGAATCTGTGTAACTCTTGCCCATGTGTTCTGAGTAAAGCACCCACTGTTTATTCACTTTTCGTTGTAGTCTAGCTTCGTGTAGTAGTTTGTTTAACTTTTGTGCTGATATACCGTAGTCTGCCGCGATTTGAGTTGTGGCTAATGTGCCAGTTGACTTTAAGATTTCATCTACATAGTCTGCTTTGGGTTTTAGTTCTCCGATTTCTTGTTGTAAAAGTAAGTTTTGCTCTTTTTCTTTCTTATACTCAGTCAACACTGTAATGATGTAGTCTGGATCTTTTAATGTTTGTTCAATTACGTTGTCCGTTGCGTAGATACCATGTTTGCGAATGGCTGGTAGGACATCTGATGTTACCCAGCGTTTGAATTTCCGAGCGGTTTCTCTAATGTTTTCGTTTTTACTTTGTTTAGAAGCATCGAAGATTAAACTGTATAATCCTGATTCGTTGATAATGATCATATTTCTGTTTTGACCTGATGCACTAAATTGGTGCGTCAGCTTGTCCTCGCTATCAACATGATTTCTGATGGCATTGTCTGTCCTTGCATACCCTAAAATCTCAGCAATATCTTTTCCTACAAAATAAGGTTCGTTTTCAATTTCCACTGTTCTTACTGGTAGCTCTTTAAAATTAAATGTTTGTAATGCTTGCATCGTTCATTCCTCCTTTTAAGACATTTGTTTCCCTTCGACTAAAACGTATTTAAAATACGATTCATCTTTTAAAAAAATAATCTCATCAATAGAGATATTTAATGTTTTGGCAATTCTAAAAGCATCTCTAGGTTTAATCATTTCTGGGTTATTTTCCCAAATGTTATAAGTAGATGGTGAAATGCCAAGTTTTTCAGCAAAAGACGACTGGGTATAACCTTTTCGTTTTCGCCATTCATCTAATTTCAGACTTTGTTTGATGTAGTTCATTTTTTAACCTCCTTGTTAAGTTCTGACTAAAGTATATCGTAATTTAAATACGATTTCAAGTGTTTTTCGTAATTATTTTAGAATTTTACGTATTTTTATTTTCGTAAATCGTATTTTAAGGGTTGCAATTACGATTTTTCATAGTATAATAAAAGTGTAAAAAACATTATATATAAGGAAGGAAAACAAAATGGCTTTCAAAAATTCCATAAAAGAAATCAGATTGAACAATAGATTGTCTAAAGTTGAGATGGCTAGAAAATTAGATGTTTCCGAAGGTACTATAAGAATGTGGGAAAGCGGAAGAACTGAACCTAGAATGGGTATGGTCGAAAAAATTTCAAGTTTGTTCAACGTTTCTAAAGGTTATCTCTTAGGAGAAATTGAAGAAATTGTTTTACCCGAATTTGATAGCGAAATCGAGGTTCCATATTTCGGTAAAGTTTCTGCTGGAAATTTCGAAGAAGTTGCAATTGATAATGAAAAATTAAAAGTTCCACCATTTGCTTTTAACGGTCGTAAACCTAGCGAATGTATAGCACTAAAAATAAACGGAGATAGCATGAATAAAATACTCGCTAACGGTTCTTATATAATTGTCCATGATTATAGAAAGTCTTGTGATCATAAACTTAGCAGCAACGACATCCTTGTATTGCGTCTAGGTGGTGAATATACAGTTAAACGTGTGAGACGTACTGAAACAAAACTACATTTAGACCCAGTAAGCTATTCAGATGAATTTAAAACTAATTCTTACGATTTAGATTCTATTGATGAAATCGAAGTGATAGGCAAAGTTATTTATAACTATCGAATTTTTGATTAATAGCGTCTATGTGGCGCTTTAATATAAACCAAATGAAGGAGAAATTGAAAATGGCAGGAGATAAATTAACTTTTAAAGAAATTCTAACAGAAACAAAAATGTTTAGTAAGTTAAGCAATAGAAAGATTGACATGTATAAAAAAATGACAACAGATGAAAAAAGAAAGATATTAAATGATTTTAAAGAAGGAAAAGAACTTGATATCCAACTTTATAAATCTGAAAATTTTAAAAACACTAACGAAGAATACGAATCAAAATCAGCTAAAAGTTTAAACGGACAAGGTATTAAAGAAGCTACCGACGTTACGACTTACGCATATCAAAAGCAAAATATTAACCCTACACTATTGAAAGTCTACAACGGTTTAGGTACATTCACAACAAACGTAGATAAACAAGCTAAATTCGTATTCTACGATACGCAATTAAAACAAAACTTTGTCTCTATAGCTCAACGAGACGAACTAATAAAGCAAAATAATAGAATTATCGAGCAAAACAACGAAGTCATAGATTTATTAAAACAAATAGCAAATAAAGGAGTGTAAAACATGAAAAGATTATTATATTTAATTTTAGCTAGCGCGTTAGTATTAGGTGCATGTGGTAGCAACGACGGCGATAAGAAAGAGGAAAGCAAGAAAGCGGAAACAAAGAAAGAGAACAAAGACAAAAAGAAAGAAACTAAAGACAAAGCAGAAGTGAAAAAAAAATGCTAATCAAAACGATAACAATAATCAAGTAAACAACGATAACAACACAAATGTTAATGATCATCAACAAACTAATAACGCACCTAAACAAAATCAAACACAAAATAATCCCACTTCTAATAAAAACAACAATGCACCAGTGAAAGATGAGTTTTCAAGTGACACATCTTATAACGCTTATCAAGAAGCTAAAAGAGCAACAGAAGAAAACAAACGTCAGAATGGTGGCCATACTGCCGGTATAGGTGGTTCATGGGCAGTACAAGACGGACAAGACTATAATTCATGGAAGAAAGCACAAAATGATTTTGACAATTTTAAACGTCAAAATAGTGAAGTGATTCAACAATAAAATTCCGGGTAGCCCGCCTACCCTTATTATTTTTTGCCAATTTTGAGGAGGGAGAAGTAAAATGCCAGTATATAAGGATGATAATACAGGTAAATGGTATTTTTCCATTAGATATAAAGATGTATACGGTAATAACAAACGTAAGATGCAACGCGGTTTTTCAACTAAGCGTGAAGCTAAGAGTGCAGAGGCTATTTTTTTGAATGATGTAAACGAAGGATATAGCGATTCAAAAACATTTGATTATGTTTTTCATCACTATTTAGAAAATAGCGATTTGAGACCTAAAACAAAACGACGCAAACAAAATGAATATCATAAACACTTTAAAGCTAAGTTCGGGCATATAAAAATGAATAAGATAACACAAAATCAATGCCAAGAGTTTCGTAAATATCTAATAGAGAATGTAGCATCAACAAATTCTGCTCGTACAATTTGGTCAGGTTTTAAAGTTGTAATTAATTATGCCAAAAAATACTTTGGATTACGTACAGATCCAACAATATCAATTAAACCTATTCCGCGTGTAAAGCCAAAACCTAAGTTTATGATGCGTGAAGAATTTGAAGAAAGAATCAAAGACATTGAAGAGCAAGATTACAGAGAGTTATTTACATTAATGTTTTATACAGGTTTAAGGATTGGCGAAGCTATGGCTCTTGTTTGGACAGACTACAATAAATACAAAAAAGAGATATCCATAAATAAAACAATGGACATCTCTAATAGAACTATATATCCGAGACCAAAAACAGATAGTTCAGAGGATATTGTTCCTTTACCTAAATTCATCAATACAATGTTAACTGAACGACATCAACGTGAAAAAGAGTTAAACAAATATTTTGATGAACGTAGTTATTTTATTTTCGGAGGAATGGCTCCCAAACATTACAGTCATGTTCAAAAGAAATTTCAAAAAGCTTTCCCCCATTATAACATTCACGCGTTAAGACATTCTTATGCATCTTATCTTGCAAATAATGGTGTAGATATTTTCGTTTTACAGTCACTCATGAGACATGCTCAAATCACTGAAACGATGGGCACTTACAGCCATTTATACACTCAGAAAAAACACGATGCAATAGCCATTTTTGACAAGTAA